GTCCGAGTACCCCCGGCTCGGGATCGGCCCGCTACGGGGCTCCTAGGCCTCCTAGCAGGGTGTTTCGGTGGTGCCCCCGGGAGGAATCGAACCTCCGCTCACGGTTTAGGAATCCGCCCCGGGGGGTCTCGGACCTGGGGCTCGAGGGCGTTCTCCCTGGTAGACGGCTCGGGGCGTCCCTGCCCGTCCCTGCCGGTCCCCGGCTCTCGCGTCCCCGACGCGTCCCCGGAGGGTATGGACCAGACGCTAGGGATCCGCTACCGTTGTTCCTACCGGCAACCCCGCCGACCCGAGAGGAGCAACCCCGATGACCATCGAAGACCTCGCCGCGATCACGGTCAAGGCGAACGATGAGCGGCTCGCAGGGACGATGACCCGCGAGGCGCACGCGATCTTCATTCAGCAGATCGACACGAACCTCGTCCGCAACGGCTGGACCTGGGACGACCTCGCGGCGGCAGCGCGATGAGCCTCGACGATCTCCGCGCCAATCCGATCCGGACGATGCTCTCCCCGCTGCCGACGCCGGTCCTCGTCCGCCTCTACCGGAATTGGTCCCGGCTCGAGCGCGAGATCGGCGCCGTCCCCCCGGAGCAGCGGGCCGCGATCTACGGCGACGCTGGCGCGTTCGACGACGCGTATGACCGGGTAGCCGACCGTGCTGCCTCCGCCTACTGGATCCTCCGCGAGCGCGGGCTCGACGTCTGCGCGTACTGCTCGACGACGGACGGGCGGCACTACTCGCCGACCTGCCCCGAGACCCTCCTCTCCCGGCTCGGGATCTCGCGATGACCGCGTGGCGGTTCACCGCGCACGCGCGGCACCGTCTCGAGGAGATGGGCTTGACGAAGCGGGACGTCCTCGCGGTACTGCTCGCACCGGAGGTCTCCTATGAGCAAAGCAACCGGGACGGGCGCGTCTGGCAGCGCGGGCCGATCGCCGTCGTGACCGCGCTCGAGGACCCGGTCGTGATCACGGTCCTCTGGAACCGGAAGGACCGCTGGGAACGCTAGACGGCGTCGAGGCGGCGGGGCGGCTCCCACTTCGGGGCTCGCTCCGCCGCCTCTGTCATGCGGGCCGCGACCTCGTCGAGCGACTCCTCGCGGGCGTCGGCGTAGACGTCCAGGGTCATCGTGTAGGAGCCGAGGGCGTGCCCGAGCATCGTCTGGACCGCCTTGACCGGGGCGCCGGACTCGACGGCGAGGGTCGCTGCCGTATGCCGGAGCCCGTGCGGGGTCGTCCGGGGCAGCCCGGCCCGCTCGCAGGCGGGGGCGAGGATCCGCCGGGTCCACCCCGAGGTCCGCAGAGGGAGGCCCGTAGAGCCTGTGAAGACGCGGGGGGTAGTCCGGGGCAGGGTCTCGAGGGCTAGGGCGGCAGGGGCCGCGAGAGGGACGATCCGGGCCTGGTGGGACTTCGGCGTGTCCGGGTACTGCCTGCCGTCGACCTCGACGATCGTCTCCTCGACCCGGATCCGGCGGCGGAGGAGGTCGACGTCGACCCACCGGAGCCCCGCTGCCTCGCCCCACCGGAGCCCCGTGTAGGCGAGGAGCAGGACGAGAGCCCGGTCGAGCGGTCCTCCGATCTCCCCGGCGGCGTCGGCGAGCGCGGCGACCTCGCCGTGCCCGAGGACCGGGTACGCGCGGCGGCGGGGCATCCGGGGCAACTCGACTCCCCGGGCAGGGTTCGCCGGGATCCGCCGGTCGGCGACGGCGTCGTCGAGGATCGAGGAGAGGAGCCCGTGCGCCTGCCGGGTCCGGCTCGGCGAGTATCGGCTCGAGAGGTCGGCGACCCATCCGGCGACGTCCGTGTGCGAGATCGAGGCGACCGGGACGCGTGCCCATCGTGGCTCGAGCAGGGTCCGCCAGAGCCCGGCGTAGGACGCTGACGTCGTCCGCTTCCGTGTCTTCGAGATCCGCTCGAGGTAGGGCAGGGCGACGTCGGCGACGGTTGCGCGTCCGGCAGCGGGGTCGACGTAGGTCCCGGCGTATATAGACGTCGTGATACCGGCGAGGTATCGCTCCGCGTCCGCCTTCCGCGCGAAGGATCTCGAGCGGTGGTGCCCTTGCGGGTCGCGCCAGCGGACACGCCACCGCAATCGCGTCGAGTCCGCGCCCCGGTCCTCAAGACTCGCCACGGCGTGCCCTATCGAGTCCCTCGCGGACGTCTTCACGGAGCGCGGAGTCCCAGTACCAGACGCCGGAGGGCGGGCGGTAGGTCAGGTTCATCGCGAGGAACTGGGGCATGGTCGGGTCCTGCTCTCCGCGCTCGAGCGCGTAGATGGTCCTCGCTGAGACGTCGATCCCTGCCGTCTTCCGGATCGCGGCTGCCGCGTCTTCGACGCGATCGAAGCCAGCGATGACTCGAGCGGCTCGCGCGAGCCTGCCGAACTTCTCTCTGTCGATGATCTGCCCGTTGGTCATAACCCCGAGAGTCTAGCGTCCCGGTAGCGGGAGCGTCCGGTCCGAGCAGGGTATGCACGGGGCGCGACGCGCCGACGATAGCCCCCGGCTAGACCCGAGAACCTATGCACCGCTACCGTTGACCTAGCGCGGGTATGACATACGCCCCGCGTGCCTGGTATCACACCCGGTGTCGCACCCGGGCTACGGAAGGAGCAGTAGACAGCCGATGAAACTCGTCCTCGACCGCGACAGCCTCCGATCCCGGAGACTCCTCGCCGGTCTCACTCAAGTGCAACTCGCCGCGAAGGTCGGCGTGCACCCGATCACGATGGTCCGCTACGAGACCGGCGCTATGGCGGCGCGACCCGACAAGGTCGCCCGACTCGCGAAGGCTCTCGGCTGCACCGTCGCGGACATAGCCCGTGTCGAGAGCGCCTGACCCGATGACGCTCTCCGTCAGGGAGACCGCCGACCATCTCGGCGTAGGCCGCAACACGGTCTATGACCTCATCCGGGCAGGCGAACTCCCGCACATGCGGATCGGTCGGACGATCCGCGTCCCCCGTCAACAACTCGCCGCGTGGATCGCGGCACGCACGGAAGGCAGCACAACATGGCAACTCACCCGATGAGAGGGATCGGAGTCCTGATGAAACTCTCCGCCCTCTCCCGATCCCCGCACGCGCAGGCGTGCATCGACTTCGACCGGAGCGCCGTCGACCTCGAGCGGCTCGAGAACTTCGGCTGGTCGTCCGGGGAGCAGGTCCTCATCGACCTCGTCCGCGAGATGTACAACGGCAGCGGACGCGGCAGCGTCGCCGACCTGACCTCGCTCGACGATGACAACCGTCGCGTCGCGATCATGGCCCTCGAGTCCTGGCTGGTCGAGGGAGAGGCGTCGGCATGAGCAACCTCCGGATCCCTCTCCTCCCCTACGCCGGGACCTCCGGCTGGTCGGGCTCCGCGACCTCTCACGCCCGCGCCGTCAACGCGGACCGGGACGGCACGACCTCCGCGCATCAGCGGCAGGCACTCGAGTACCTCTCCCAGCGCGGCTTCGTCGGCGTAACGTGGCGGGACCTCGCCGACGAGTACGGCTGGCACCACGGCACCGCCTCCGGCGTCCTCTCCGTCCTACATCGGGAGGGCGTCATCGCTCGGCTCTCGGAGTCGAGGAGCCGCTGCAAGGTCTACGTCCTCCCGGACTACGTCGGGGCCAGGACGACGGAGCGGCACGGGCGCAAGGCTCGACCCTGCTCGAAGTGCGGGCACGTCGAGTGAGCATCATCCGAGCGCCCCGACCGGAGTCGGGCTTCGTCCAGATCCGCAACGAGGTCGCCCGCGACTCGAGGCTCTCCTACAAGGCGCGAGGGATCCTCATCGAGATCCTCTCTCGCCCGGATAACTGGGAGACCTCCGCCGACGCTCTCGCCGCGACCGGGCCGGACGGGAGGACCGCTGTCCTCTCCGGGCTTCGGGAACTCCGGGAGACCGGCTACCTCGTCACCACGAGGACGCGCCTCAAGGACGGGACGTTCTACACGATCTCGACCGTCTTCGACACGCCGCAACTCGAGGCACCGGAGTCAGGAAACCCGACGCCGGATACCCCGACTCCAATAGAACACAGATCTAAGAACACTATCTCTCTATCTACTGACGTAGATAGAGAGCGCACAGAGGGGCAGCGAGTGAACGCTCTGGCGAAGGTCTACACGGATCTCGTGCCGCTCTCGAACTTCCCGGCGGTCGCCGGAGTCGTGAGGAAGGCAGTCCGCGTCGGCATGTGGAGCGACGAGGATCTCGCCGCCGCGCTCTCCCGGCTAGGGCACGACGGCAGGGCCGTGACGACGGACGCGCTCCGCTACGAACTGACGGGCTTCCCCGGTCGGCAGTCGAACCGGGCGCGGGCTCTCGAGGCGGGAGTCGAGCGGACCCGCCGCCTCGCGGCAGCGGAGGGCTCGAGCCCGTGGGAGATCGAGGCATGACCCCCGCCGAGGTCTCCGCGCTGCTCCTCGCGATCCGCGCGGTCGACGACCGGATCGCCGACGATGACGCGAGGGTCGCCGCGTGGTCCGCGATCCTCGACTCGCGGGTGACGTTCGCTGACGCGAAGGATGCCGTCATCCAGCACTACCGGCGGGAGACGCGCGTCATCATGCCCGCCGACGTCAACGCGCACGCGAAGGGTCTCCGTCAGCGGGAGCATGAGGAACGGACCCGCCGGGCGATCACGGCGGGGGGCGGCGTGCCTATGCCGCCGGAGGTACGGCAGCGACTCGACGCTCTACTCGGGAGGAAAGATGACTGAAACAACGCGCCCGAATACCGCGCCGTGGTCGACGGAGGAGGTCCGGACGCTCCGGGAGAACGCGCAGCACGGGGCGGCAGCGGTCGCCGCGATGCTCGGAAGGACGGAGGCAGCGGTCTGGTCCGCCGCGAAGCGATACCGCGTCAGCCTCCGGCGCCGAGGCGAGACCCGAGGCAGGATCCTCGGGCAGCGCGGCGCGTGGGCAGCGATCTCGGCAGTCGACGGAGCCCGCCTCGACCTGATCCGCGCCGAGGTCCTCGAGGGCATCCTCGACGTCGCCGACCTCGAGGCAAGGATCCGCGAGGAGCATCACGGACCCCGCCGACCTCTCTGCCCCGCCTGCGCGCAGCGCCCCCAGGAGCGCCCCGCTACGGGGCTCTGCGAGGTCTGCCACCTGCGGGAACTCGCCCGCGCTCACCGCGACGAGGTCGAGCGCCGGGAGGCTCGCCGGGAACTCTGGCAGGCGAGGCAGGACAAGCACCGTCGCCGGAAGCGAGCCGAGTCGTGATCGGCTCCGCCTGCCTCGTCTGCGGGATCCGGATCCCCGCCGGGACCTCCCGGTGCGCGGAACACGCGGAGACGAAGTACCGGACCCGGTCGTCGTGCGTCGAGTGCGGGACCCCGATCATCGGCGGACCGTACTGCGAGGCGCATAAGCCGAAGCCCCGCGAGTCCGCTCGCGCGAGGTATCGGCAGGGATACCGGGACCCGAACTATCACCGGGAGAGGCAGGCAGCCCTGACCCGATCGCGAGGCGCGTGCGAGCGGTGCGGCAGTCGAGGCCCGCTCGAGGTCGACCACATCGTCCCGCTCCGCGACGGAGGCCCGAATACCCGCGCCAACCTGCAAGTCCTCTGCAAGCCCTGCCACGTTGAGAAGACTCGTGTGGATCGTCGACGGCGCGGGTGACGCGTGGCTCATCGTCCCGGCCACGATGCAGAGATCACAGAACGGTTGGCCCGCGTCCCCGAACCCCAATGACCTCGACCTCGTCTGGATCACCGTCGCCACGAGACGGTTCCGCGTCAAGCGCGTCGCCGCTCCGCTGTTCGTGTACGTCATCCGACGCTGGCACCGCGAGGTGTCGCCGCTGACCGGCGGCGTGATGGATGAGTGGTCCTACGCGTACCGCCCGATCCGGGGCACGACCTCGACGCTCTCTAATCACTCGAGCGGGACGGCAGTCGACCTCGACGCGACGGAGTTCCCGATGGGAGTGAGGCGCATGACGCGACGGCAGCGGTGGCGCGTCCGCCGGATCGTCAAGGCGACCGGGGGGCAGATCAGGTGGGGAGGCGAGTGGGGCTACCCGGACGAGATGCACCTCGAGTTGGCGCCGGGGACGACGCCCTCGAGCATCAAGCGTCAAATCGGACAAATGCGGCTGCCGGCCACGGGCACATAACGATCCGGTAACGGACACGGCGAGCCGGTAGCGGACCGTCGGACCCCGGGACTACGTTGATCCCGTAAGCAACCCCGAGCAACGGAACGGAGCAACCCCGATGACCACCTACCGCCTCGACTGGCCGACGCCGATCAGCGCCGACGACGACACGGTTGACACCTACCTCTGCGACGCAGACGGCGAGATGATCTCGGCGCCCTCCGTGTCCGACCTTGAGAACGCGATCCAATGGCTCGCGCTCTACGGCGCAGCATCCGGTGAGGACGCGGAGCCGTTCATCCGCGTCGTCGGCTACCTCCAAGCCAAGGTCGACGAGAAGGTCCGCCGCGAGAACGTCGCCGCCGCCAAGCGGCAGTACGCGGCAGCGAACGGGATCCCGGTCTCGAGCGTTCGGATCGCCCGATGACCGCCCGCTCGATCCCCATCGACGACGTCCTCCCCAACGCGTGGAGCGAGAAGTACCACGCCGCCGGATCCTTCCTCGCCTGCATCGCGTGCGGCAAGCGGACGAGCAACAAGGGCAGGAGCCAAGGCGTCTGCATCAGCGGCGGCGGCAGCACGATCGTCCACCCCGAGGACTACGACACCTTCCCGCACAACGGCGGCGACATGGGCTGGTTCCCCGTCGGGCGCGAGTGCATCAAGGCGGTCCCTGCCGAGTTCCGCGCCGACAACCCCTACCCCGATCCCGTCAACGGCGTCTAGCCCCGAGACCCCCGGGGCGGGCGGGCCGGTTGCCTCCCTCGCCCGCCCCGGGCCCACCCCCTACAACCGGAAGGAACCCCGAGTGAACCGACGACCACCGGACCTGACGATCTCGATCGACAACGGGATCGACAGGCTCGAGTACCGGCTCTGCTCGATCTGCGAGACCT